AGAACCGGAGGGAGTAAACAGAGATCAGTGGTGGAAACTAGCAAAAGAACTGGACTGGGTAAGCAAACCAATAGAACAAAACATTGTATTGGAAAGCGGAAAGGTTTATAATCTTAATAGTAATGCAGATTATAATTGGGCGAATGAATTTATTGAGGCATCAACACAAGCTAAGATAACTCACAAATCCCACAGTAAAATTACAGAAGAACTTGAGCATAACAAGGACAAGCTTAAAGAGTTAATGCCAGACGATGCCAAGTCTGTTAAGCATAACGGAGTTAACGCCATCCGTAATAAAAAGGGCGTGAAGTCTATTCGTATAGAAAAGGAGTAAACGATGGATAAGAAAGAAGCATGGGAAAAGATTCAAGAACTTTGTCCAGGTATAAAAGAAGATAAAAAACTTGCATGGATGATACCACAAAGTGGTGAATGGGTATTATCTAATATAACTTGTCAAAGAATTGCAGCTCGTAATAAAATAGTAGTTACTTATGACGAACCAATAGAAATTTTGGGAAACATAGTTATTAAAACAACAGCAACAAATACTTTAACAGGATTAAAGATAGAATCTTTTGGAGAGTCAAACAGCAGAAACACAAAGATGCAATATCCAATAGCTATGGCAGAGAAAAGAGGTCATGATAGAGCTGTATTAAAATGTGTGGATATATATACTACTTTCTATTCCGAATCGGAAGATTCACCAGAATATAATTTAAGTAAACCAAAGACAAAGGAGGAATAATATGTCAGGAAGTTTAAACAAGGTCATGCTAATCGGAAGATTAGGACAGGATCCAGAGATAAGAACAACAGGAGCTGGGAAACCATTTTGTAATTTCTCAATAGCAACGTCAGAAACATGGAAAGACAAAGACGGGACTAAACAAGAGAAAACAGAATGGCACAGGATTGTTGTTTGGAACGAAGGATTAGTTCCAGTCATCGAGAGCTATGTAAAGAAAGGATCGAATGTATTTATCGAAGGAAAAATGCAGACACGAAAATGGGAGGACAAAGAAGGAGTGGAGAAATACACAACAGAAGTTGTTCTTCAAGGATTCAATTCAACATTCAAAATGTTAGACAGCAAATCAGGAGCGAAGTCCACACAAGACGAAGCGACTGATGGACAATCCAAAGCAATAGACGATATACCTTTTTAGCCTGTGACTCCTTAAACACTTAATACTTCACAGGCTGTTCATTGTATGTATTGAGTAAGAGAAAGCTATCGGGTTATGACGGTAGCTTTCTCAACACATTGTGCGTTTATATGTTATGTTATAATTGTTATAAAGGTCAGCTATGCAGATTCCCATAAAAATATTTAAGAAGAAATCCCTGAACAAGATAATAGGAATTATCTTACAAGACTATGATGTAAACCTAGCAAAAATAAAAGGGGAACAAAGACAACAGGCAGTAGTAAAAGCCCGATGGTTAATATTTCATTTCGTAGAAAAATATACTCCACTAAGTCTTAGCAAAATAGGACATATCTTTAACAAGGATCACTCAACAATTATATCCGGATTAAAGAAGGTAAGAAAGAAACACAAAGACTTAATAAAATATTACGAAGAAATTTTTAATGACCTTTCTTCTGCAGATGTTCAAGCCAATCCCGACCTTCCTCAACATTCTCAAAGAAGTTCTGCTTTGAAGATCCTTGAGAATATGGATCAATCACTTGTAAAATTGACTGACCGCACTGCTGTTGGTGGAAACCCTTATCAACTGCATATTGATCATGATACTTATAACCTCTTAAGCGAACTAAGAAACTTACTTTCCCATTTCGTTGTTCCACTTTTTGAATCCCCCAATTATGACGATGACCAGCTATATAAAGATCTGCATCAGAATTCCAAAGACTCGCCTTCATCATCCCATGAAGATTTGAATATTGAGAATGACCAGGATAGTCATGACGGGCATCCACCGAAAGAAGATATCCATTAGGAAAGTTTAATCGAAACCTTACTTGCCAGTCCGCAGTAATATTTCTAGGTTGCTGCATCCATGTCATAGGATCCTTAGAAATATTTGTCCACATATCATGATTACCTCTAATCAAAATTAGAGGATCCATGTTATTTATTAACCACTCGATGAGCATATAGGTTTGTGCATCAGTTGTTTCCTGACTAGGATTCATTTTTAAACTGAGCCGACCTATCCAGTTATTATGTACATCTCCTATTGATGCTCCCTTGATAGCTGGATTAGATTTAATCAATTCAATATCACTATAAAGTTTATCCCAGTCACAATGATTGTCATCTATATGAGGATCACCCATCCATAGTATGCCTACAGGGCCATCAATATTTACCTTGATATCTACCCACTCTCTAGCTTGAGTAGCTTCCTTCCTAGTTTTAAATCTTTTTCTCTTAAAGGAAATGAGATCTTCGATAGGCATTTCTTCTGATGGTAAATCAGGTATATCAAAATCTGGTTCTCCAGATAGATCAGGCAATCTATCTTTAGCTGCATTAAGCCTAGCTGTATAAGTATGATAAGATAACCCTAAACTTTTAGCAGCATCATGCCTGGAGTTATAATTGTTCTCAGCTTCCAATGCTTCGATAAGAATATCCTCTGATAAAGTACCTCTACCCATCTTCACCCTTTCTTCTCATTTCCTGAATGGCATCCAACAAACCAAACAGCAAATTAAAATAAGAATCAATAGTCATATCTTTATAGACAGACTCATCACCAACACAGATTCTTATTTTATTAGCTTGAGGCAATATAAAAATCTGGTTGTCATCATTTACTTTTTCTAACAAAAAATTTTTCTCCTATCTATTTGAGTGCCTACGCATCATGGCCCGTTGACCAAACCAAAATGCGATAATGCAACTTACCATGCCAGCATCGAAATCCGAATAAATCAAATCAAGATTCTCATGCAATTCTACACCACTTTGATACGCTTGTACAAGAGCAACAGTCTTAGCAGCAAGATAGGAAAACAGAAACAGATATGTAATCACCGGTCTACAGGTAGCTGAGAATGTAGTAACCCATGTGGATGATTGCTTAGCAAGAGTCGATGCGTGTTTGTATAATCCTTCAGCCTCTTTGGCATCGGCTTCAGCGTGTGCGACAGTAGTTTTGTACTTGGCTTGTGCCTCGAGCAGTAGTAATTGATGCTTGAGATCCTGTTTCTTTTCAAAGAATCCTAAGATGGATGGTATAGTGCTGGAAAAAAATCCAAGTGCTGATCCGAGCAGTGCAATCACGAAAAATTCCTCTCATATTTAGACGAGGAAAACAAGCAAGCACCCTCTATATAGCGTAACATACCAAAAGAATAAAAAGCCTTGTAAGGCTCATAGAAGCCCATACAAAGCATTATGGTTTTTCGGTAGTAGTTTCTATCTTAATTACTATATTTTGGTCTTGTGGTAGTGTAGCATTAACTCCAACGTGACTTGTTGCACATCCTGATAGCATTAATACAAATAAAACCATAAGGGATAGTGGATATTTCATTTAGTTACCTCCTAAAAATTTCATAATTACATTTGTTATACCAGCAGCCAATCCACCAGTAGCAAAGATTACACCAAACAACATTCCTCTACCTCGAGCAAGTTGTTTTTCCATAGATAATAATCTCTTATTCAAATCTTCTACTTCATCCGTCAGTCTGTTAACCGCTTCGAGAAGTTTCCCTTGTTCCAAAGCAGTTAAACCATCAGACATTATTCATCATCATCATTGTTGATTTCAAAAATAGAAGGATCTAAAAAAGTTTCAAGTTCATCAGACCATCCATCCTCTGTTGTATATCTCCATCTGTAAGAATAGAATGTATCTGGAGGATCATCGACATCTTGATAAAAATTAGAATTAACACTATTGATATCATCTATCTTAAGAAGCAATTCTCCATTTGAGTCAGATATAATTGTATTTGTCTCGCTGATATCAATTTGTTTATCATCAGAGAAAGAATAGACAACAACATCCCTAAAAGGAAAAAGCTGATCTCTATCATAATCTATTACTGTTTCTCCATCTTCATCCAATTTCTTACTTGGTATTACTTCTTCGATGTCATCTTTATTCCATGTAATAATTTGTACCATTTAATATATTCCTTTTAAGTTAGTATAACTTTAGTAGCAGAAGAAGCCACACCTATTTCTTTATGAGTGCTTGTCACTACAGATACTCCTGTTGTACTAATCGCTCCAGTTGATTTATTTATCTGAGCCACTTGCCCAGTTGTTAAACCAGACTGGTTAGCATCTTCTGTTCCAGCCAATTTTACTGTTACACTTGCATCAGCGGAAACACTTGACTGAGCAATACCAATATAAGTATCATTTGCTAGAACATTACCAGCAGACCAAGTTGTAAATAAAGCATAATGATTTGAAGATGTAGTATCATTATTGGAAGCAGAGGTAACTATTGCTATCTGAGTAAATCCACTACCATTTGCTACATCACCTCCAGTTGTTGCGTTAGTTGCTGTACGATTAGGAGAATAATAGAAATCCTCTATTGTCCAGGTCCAGTAATCACTAAGCTCAGTTGTAACATGAGCGGATCTTCCAATAGATTTAGGTAAAATACCATAATAAGTCCTACCGACTGCACCAACACTATCCCAGTAATTATGCATCATCCAATAATTTTCACTATCAGGTTCATAATGCACCTCGAAACCCAGATCATCCGATTCTGTAGTACCACTATTGATAGCTCCAACCTCATTAAATGAGCCAGCAAGTATCTCATCACTTCCAGGCCATGTAGATGTTGTTCCATCTTGAGCATCATCTTCAAGAGAAAATGAACAGGCGTGTATCTTTTTGGCTTTTATGAAGAAAACCCTTCCATAATCAGTTCCACTATCTGTATACTTGTCTATACACACAGCTATTGCCGGCTCACTAAAATTTGCAGAACTAATACTAGTATTATTGTAATCTGTTCCTTCACACTCCATAACATTACTATAGCTGGGCCAAGTGAAACCAGCATAATCTGTATCAGATGCATATATTTTCCATATACCTACTAATCCTGTAGCTGGGTATTTACTAACAAAATAAAAATATGGTTTAGTAGGATGGGCTATCAGTTTTGTCATATTGGGATTCTGAAAACCTTGGCTACTTATACTATGCCAGCTAGTAGCAGTAGAAGTCTGATAAGAATATGGATCACCAGAAGAACCATCAGGTGTCCAGACTACTTTACTCCAGTACATTGTTTCCCAATAATTTCCAGTCCAACCCCCTACTCCAATAGCAACAGATCCAGCAGCAGCTATAGCTGCTGTGGAACTGTTAGCAATATCACTCCATTGTCCAGCACAAACAGGCATCCAAGGAGCATGACCATCATTGTTCTTGAAATAAGAAGTATTTATATTCGCCATAGCCTTCTCATTACTCATTGATGTACCGTCAAATGAATAGATACCCCATCTTGAATAAGAGGAGTTAGAAGAACCACCAGCTCCGGTAACCAAGAAACACTCATCTCCATTAAAGTTCTTCAACCTTACAACAGTAGGAAACCCAAAATCCTCAGAGTGTAAAACACTTTCATTACCCATAGTATCAGTACCATCAGAAGCAACAGTAAAAACTCTATACCGTGTGTGACCACTATCACCAGAAAGACCTCTTGTGAACATAATATATTTGTCATGTTCTTTAGAATAGACAACACATGGAGGGTAACCATCCTGTCTATAGTTATCCATTACTCCAGCTGTTTCAAGATCCCCCAAAATAATATTATTAGTATCAACAAAATTCTTTGCAAGGCTTACCTTTCCATCAGAACGAACACCAACAGGTTGACCAGCAGTAATAGCTTCTTTAGCTGTCATATCTATTGATCCACCACTTGCTGGGAGATTTGTTAAAGCTGAGCCATCAACAGCTGGTAGTTGAGAGGAACCATTTAATTGAACAACATTATTTGCACTTGTGCCAGCTGTTAAAGTCGCAGCACTACCAAGCCCAAGGTTAGTTCTTGCTGTTGAGGCACTAGCCAGATCGGATAAGTTAGATGCTTTTGCTGCTGCTCCGTCTGCGGTTGTTCCTTGTGCTGATGTGGCATAAGCTGTTGCTGCGGTTGTCGCAGCTGTTCCTAATCCAAGTGTTGTCCTTTGAGCAGATGCATCAGCATCATCTAGTAATGCTTTACCAGCAGTTGTTAAATCGTATGTTGCTGCTGTTCCACTACCTGACCATTGAATACCTTTGTCAGCAGCAGATGTTAATCCGGCAAGAGCTGTTAAATCTGCATCATAAGCCTGAACATTTGTTCCTATTACCAATCCTGTAATAGTGTTTCCATTAAGATCTAAGTTTCCACCAAGTTGTGGGCTTGTATCATCTACTAAATCTGATAATCCAGAACCAGCTGGACCTTGCGGACCAGTTGCACCTGTTGGACCAGTAAGATCCGGGCTAGTAACTGTCTGGTTAGCACCAGCTGACATAGCATGAATAATGTCATAAGTACCATTATTGTTATCGGTTAATGTAATGCCTGTTATTGCTGTACCTGTAGCTCCAGTTGGACCAGTGGGGCCTGTTGGACCAGTATTACCAGTGGGACCAGTACTACCAGTTGGACCAGTAGCTCCAGTAGATCCTTGCGGACCAGTAGAGCCAGTCGCTCCAGTAGCTCCTCTCAAATTCTGAGTTGTAAAGTTATGTGTACTGTTATCAGAGAAAGTTATAGTAATTGTTTCTGTATAATCATTGTTGGAAGCACCAGAAAGACTTGTAACAGTTAAGCCTGATGGCCCAGTAGGACCAACAGAACCAGTAGCTCCTGTAGCTCCAGTTGCACCAGCAGCACCAGTCGCTCCAGCTGCACCAGTAGCTCCAGTAGCACCAGCTGGACCAGTTAAATCGGGAGTAACAACAGTATATGTAGCTCCACCAACAGCAGCAAAGATAATATCAATAGTACCATCACCATTGTCTACTTTAGTAACCCCACTAAAACCTGTACTTACAGCACTTCCATCAAGATCATCAGTAGTTACCGATCCATCCGTTATCATTCTTCCGTGTACTTGGGTTATTGCCATTGTTATTCTCCTTTAGGATTCCTTTCTTTTATATCTTTAATAGTTTCTCTCCATCCATCTATATCATGATAAATCATATCTAACTGATCTGTAAGTCTTGGGTATTCACGTTTTCTTTCAGCTCGGTAGTCGGGATCTTCTTCTTTTATTCTTTGCTCGAGGACACCTTCATTGTTTCTATCAATATAAATTTTATAGCCAGGTGATAATTTTCCATCAAAAGGTATGATTAATTCCCATGAGTCATCATGTTTAATAGGACCCATTTGTTTGCCATATTCATTTTCCCCTAACACCTGAACATAATGTCCACCACCAGATACATCTCTACCAGCTCTTAATTCTTCGTGATACTTAGCCTCATCCTCTTTTCTTTTTTCTTCTTGTATAACACCTTGTTCAAAAGCTTTTCTTGCTTCTTCCTGAATTTCGGCTTTCATTTTTTTTGTATAATTTGGCATTAGTGTAATCCCCATCCCATCATATTCGCTTTTAATAAGGTACAAGCTGATGCATCTCGCCAAGCGTATAAAGTAAATCTTATAGCACTCGTTGTTTTCTTGGTAGCTGATATACTAGGATGTATACCACCGTTTAAATGCATATTTGATACAAAATAATCTTCATATCTCTCATCAAAGACATCATATTCAGTACCTACAACACTACCGCCAACCGCATCTACAGTTCTTGATGTAAGCCTACCGTATATACCGTCTGATGAACCACTAAAATATAAACTAGCAAAACAGAAAGGCATATGACCAGTTACAAGATCGTCTGGTGCTGCTATATCTAAAGTCAATACCTGTGTTTGTGTAGGATCTGCTGAAAGGGGATCTATCGAAGATGCCAGCTCAGCCCAGCTACCTTTGTTTACATCTCCTCTAATTTTACTAGCGTATAAATACTCAATGACTGCATTGTTAATATTTGTTACACCGTTAACAACTTCAAATGGTACTTGTGGGGTGAAGCCTTGATTGGTTCTATCTGTTATCCAAAATCTATCAGCGTTAACAACAAATTGAGTAGTACCTGTACCTAAAGCATCATTAGCTGTAGACATAAGACCAAAACCACTGACATAACCATTAGTAGAAA